TGATGAAGCTATGACCACTATATGGAGAACGCAGTTTATTAACGATTTACCAAAGGGAGCCAACGTCGAAGAATGGACAAGTAAATTAGACGAATACGTTAACCTAGCGTTGGGAGAAAGGCAAGAAACGATGCCCAAAAGAAAGTTAGTGGAAGAAAGTGTTCTCCCTGCTATAAAAACGAGGAGAACAGTACCAGGAACTGTAAGTCTTTCTTGGCCAGGTAACATTTGGGTATCTCCTGAAGGTAAATTATTAGACGCAGAACCTTCTCATTATGAGTCAGGTGCTAAAGCTCTGGGACTGCCGGAAGCCTCTTATAGGTCGCACGCTAGCGTTGACATTAAAGTAGAATCAATGGGAAAAGTCGAGAATGCTATGACCTCTGCTGGGTACCTAGTAGTTCGGGGGCATTCACAAGGACTAGACATTCTTAGAGGGAATCTTACACTACCACAAAAAGTTGCGTTGGAAGAATACGCAAAAGAAAATAGAAAGGTTCTGTTAGACCTTAGGAATGAAAGGGAGGTAACTCTTTACAAACCACCTTCGGGACTTAACATCCAGCTTGGTGGGCGTGGTGAAGTTGGTGCGATAACGATTCAACCGCTTGAGGATGCTTGGAAGAAGATGTCTGCGATGGCGAAGAGTGTTCCGGTGAAGGAACGCGCAGCGCAGCTGTTGGATGCAGCGGAAAACGCCGCAAGAATCTTTGGTCGCCAGCATGGTAACGAGCTTCGTGTCATGTTACCGAAACCTATTCAGCAGGATGCTTTGACGTTCGTTCTCGGTACAAAAGACAATCGAGGGAAGCTAGCGGACTTTCTTACCGTCATTGGCAATAAAAGTCCGAAAGCAACGCGGGCAATCCGCTACGCGCAGGCACATTGGGACGAGCTGCAACTAGCAGCCGCGCGGGCGATTCAGATGGTTGCGGTACAGCGTTTTCGAGAGCAAAACTCAGGAGTGCAGACCATCAATCATTATGAGTTGATGTATGACCCTCGTGGAACAGGAGTCTCGTCGCCTGACTTCAAGACAACGAAGTACTATCCCAATATGGCAGACGTCATCGCGAACGAAAAGGTACCGCCGAACTTTAACGCTGCCGACCTTATTGAGAGGCGTATCGCTATCGGGACTAAGAGGATGAACCGCATCAAGTGGGTCGAATCTTTTGGTGCTATGAAGGATCCTGCTACGGGTGATCCATTGGTTAAGCCAATGATAAACGACCCCCTTAATAATAAAGTCGCTCCGGCAGGCTACGAGGCAAGAGAAGTGTATGGCGGCATTCGAATCGCGGTGAAGAAAGGGTACACCGACATCCTTGATACACTCATCCGTCCGAGTGCTATACGCTCCTCTGCTCCGGGACGGCTTGCTTTGAACTCAGAGGCAACCATCAAACATGGAATGTTGCTTTTTGACTCTTTCCACCTTTCCCGCGTGCTTCAAAAGCAAGCCTTCCTAACGGGGTTTAAGAAAATGGGTGATCCGCTTTCGTTGCTTGAATACAATCGGAAGACAGTTGAGATGCTAGTGGCCAACGGCGATATGCCTGCGTCGGCTCTCACGTCCTATGATAGCCTCAGACCTCGAATGCAGCTTTTGGTTAGGAACGGCCTTAACGTAGGCCGCATTGCAGAGAGCTTGTATGCGGACATTATTCGCCGTCCTTGGGATGTTAAAGGAGTAGACGTCAACATTCCTGGCCACTTTAATAAGTATGTTTTTGAAAAGGTCTCACGGTCTGCTATGCTCAACTCCGCAATGATTGAGTTCGACCGAACGAAGGCTAACAACCCGAGTTGGTCGGATGAGCAGGTGGCTTCGCATGTGGCAAAGCAGATCAACGTCTATTATGGAAACCTCATGCGACAGGGGTTGCTTAAAAGCGCAACGTTGAGGGACATTGGTCAGTTAACTCTGTTGGCTCCACAGTGGTTTGAAAGCATGGCTCAGGTGGAGCTGAGGGCTTACTATCAGACAGCGAAGGTGCCGTACGATGCTGCGTTCGAGCGTGCCTTAAAGGTTGGCACGATGGCAAAGGGTGTCGGTCGCGGCCTTTTCGCTTACCTTATCGGAACGCAGCTTATTAACTTCTTCACTCGTGGCCACCCTACTACCGAGAACCCGGAACCGGAGCATAAGTTGGATGCGTGGATACCTGATCCAACAGGGAAGACTGGCGGATTCTGGTTGAATCCTTTCAGCGTTCCGGCTGAGATCACGCATGATTGGATGAGGTACTCGCACGTTAAGCAGAACCAGATGCAGGTGGCGGCACAAATATTAAAGAATAAGAGTTCGCCGTTGGAAAGAAGTATTCAAACTTTGCTATCGCAAAGAGACTTTACAGGAGCAAAGATTCTTGAAACAAAGGACGTCTTGAAGGAAAGTGCGAGAGCGATACTGCCTACTCCTCTACCGCTTAGCGGAGTGACGAGTGAAGTACCAGGTCAAGGGATAAGGCAACTCTTTAGCACGGCGGGTTTTAAGGTTGAGCCTTCCAGTCGGCAGGTCTTCCTCCTCGACAAGAAGTCGCAGGAGCTTTACAAAGCTAACTTTAGCCAGCTACCAATCTCTGAAAGGTTGGATGTTGCGCAACAAGTAGAAAAGGAACCCCTACCGCTTCAGCAGAGGTACTCTATTGCTCAAAGAGCAACGGATAAAGAATTCCGTCGGCAAGCGGAGATTCGTCATGCGTTGCCAAAAGACATCCAAGCTTTTGTGGGGAAGCATAGCTTAACGGTACCTGCTCCGGAGCCAAACTTCATTCGAGGTGGTATCGCCATACCGTTTAATGAAGCTGAGCAGGAAATGTTGCGAGAAAGGGCCGTTCATTGGTATACGGAAGCCTTCCACAATCTCATGCGGGATAAGGAGTTCGAAACGCTCCCACAAGTAAGGAAGCAGAAGATTGTGGACCGCTATCTGGTGGGAGCCAAGGAACGTGCGAGGCGGGAGGTTCTTTCCGGTGCAAGACGTTAAGGCTTTCTTGGTTCTTGAACGTCTCTAGATCGTAGTTTATACTTCTCTCGAATGAGTTTTTCTTCCTCATAAGTTATCTGGCGGCGTGACATTAAACCACGCTCAATGGCCCACTTGACTAGTTCGCGGTATTCTTCTTCAAATTTAGGGTTCATATTTCTTTTCAGTGCTGTTCATAAAATGAACAGGACGCTATGTAACTTCACCGTTCTTCTTCATTTCCTCATACTTCTTTTTGGCGATGAACATAGAGGTGAAGCCTTCGCCATTTTTAACGTTGGCCTTCACGAGGTCTCCGCAATCGGTCATTGATTTGATTACCGAGTATTGCTCTCTTGGCTCGAAGTCTTTGGAGAGCAATTGACGAAAGACCGGCTCCGTTGTCAGCCCGCCCATCCTTTCTAGGACGTCCAACGCCCTCATCATAGGAAGGGCGAGTTCGTTGCGGCCGGACGCTATGCTTAACTTCGGCATATTCGTCTCAAGGCTGTCTAAAAGCGAGGCACCGACCTTGAGGTTCCCTGGTGTGATGATGCGGTGAGGTTCTTCTTCTCCGAGCGCCAACAGCATAGCTAGCTTTAAGAGTTGAATATGCTTTGACTCGTAGTAACCTTCCATTATATCGTCTTCTGGCGTCTTTAGCGTTGTATACCAAACATCAAAGAAACGCCGCGCTTCGGGGTCCCAGGAGAACGGGCCGACGATCTTTTCCACCTTGCGGAGGTGCTCTTGCATTAACTTCCAAAGCTGTGGGCCATTCGGCGGCAACGTTGGAAAGCTAATCTTCGGACCGCGGACCGTTTCATAGACAAAGACAACCCTTCGTGAGAAGCCTCCTGAGATGATTTGCAACTTCAGCTTGTCGATGATCCAGTCGGGGGTTTCACACGCTAGCATGTTGACACAGGGATTGACGATATTCTCCAGCCCGCGCTTCAACGTCGAGGAATTAAAAACCTTCCCGCCTCGGTCATAAATGTCCGTGAGGAACTCAATCATCGCACCTGGATTAAAGGAGAGGAAGTTCTTTAACTCGTTGATGAGGAGGGTGAAAGGTCGGAGTTCCTGTTGGGCGTTGTTTTCATCAGTATAAGAGAAAAGGCACTCGTCGCTGGCCATGAATTTGACGATGTCCTCGCGGGTCTGGATGGAAGCGGAGACCGGGTGTTCGGGAAAGGTAGACGTTAGGAGATCGCGTGATATATCTTTTGCAGTAGATTTACGCGATCCTTGCTTTCCTACAAGGCAGACGTAAAGATTCGGGTAGATGTTAAAATAGCCGTGGAACAAATGACAGCGGTTTGAAATCGTTGACGCTAGTGCGACTAAGCCACACCAAATATGGAAGTTTCTTGGACACTCATTCCCGCTATTATAGGTAAGGTACCTATGAAGAAAAGAGTTTTCCATAGTTTATTCATAAAACTCCACTAACAATTTTTCTACTTTATCTGCTGGTTCTAAAGAGAACTCTTTGAGAACCTGGACTAAAGCGGACTGTTTAGTTTGATACTGGTGGGCCACTCCTGGGTTTTCTTTGTCGGGAAAGTTTAGGAGTGCGAACGCTCCAAAGTATTTCTTGGCTGCTCTATTGTAAGCACGCGCGGCATCTTCTTCAGTGTTAAAACTTCCTAGAAGGATAGGTTTGTAATCTCTGTGGTCCCATTCCTTTCCTTGTGGAGGTGGTCCCATAACAAAGTGGGAAAGAGGAATACTCTGTGTCTTCCCACCTGGCACACAAAAACTATGGTAGACTGACCCTCGAATACATGCCCAGTGAAGTTTTACTGCTTCATCGTACTTATCAGACGGAACTATTATGTCTTGCCCGCACTTGCATTTGAATGTTTTCATATGACACCTTTCGTTAGATTTCCCCAAGACTCTCCATACGCACCATCTTGAGGTATGGTTATTTGTTGTTCTGCTATCATGAAAGAGTTGTCGAACCACTGTGGTATTTTTCTAGTTGCCCACTCGGTATCTTCAATTCTAAATTGACCTATTAAGGCATCATGCACTTGGTGAAGAGGCTCAATTTTTAACGAGCCATCGAGATTTCGGTTTTCGGGGTCCATCCAAAGCCTTAGCATCGCAGTATTTGTTGCTCTTGTTGTTATATACTGGGGTTCATGTGACAACACGTCACCCAATATCTCATTAGCACGACCAAAGAATCGACGAGTGTGGCCGCCGTCACAGACTAACTCTGGTTTTTTTGCAATCTTGCGGGCGGTGGCTTCGTGCCACAGACGGAGTCTATAGGCTGAATGCACTGCATTATGGAAGTCCTTAACATCATTGCGGCTCAGTGCTACTTTGCCAGCAGACTCTTGAAGAATTTCATTGGCTAGTAAATCGGGACCCATAGTGTAGGCGCATCCCCAGATACCTACCTTTGAAACGAAGTACTGCCATGAATCCTTTTTGACGGACTTTAGCAGTTCCTTAACCTCTTCGCGGCTCTTTCCTTGAAGGGAACCGTTGCCGTTCATTAGCATGTAAGCAACTCTGGCAGCAGGCTTGATACCGAAGCGAAGGTCGTCCAGCATGGCGGGATCGCCAAGAGCGTTGAGGTGGGCACCAATAGTCCAACCATCGCTCCCCTTCAAATCACATTGGAACATGTAATAACCTTCGTCTGCTAGAAACAAGTCTCGCATACCACGGTGTAGTGGATGGTTTTCCGGTCTTAGGTTATCATTATCAGGGATCGTTTGTAAGTTGTAACCGGACCCTGTAGGAGAGGAGTAGCAAGTTAGCCTACCAGTTTTAGTTCCGACACAATTATACCCACATCTTATCCTTCCGTCTTTATCAGCGTAGATAGCCAACATTTGAGACCTTGTCCGTAACTCACCAATATCAATAATAAATCGTAACGCGGGATGGTCCGATTTCTTACTGAGTTTCAGCAATGCTTCGTAATCGGTTGTTGGTTGCTTAGTGGTCCTATGGTATTGCACTGGCAACTTAAGGGTATCATAAAGGTAGGTTTTGAGAGCCCCACCCTTTGTGTTAAGGCCAAGGTCACAGGTCGTTTCGATATAACCTACCTCTTCCTTTGAAAGCGGTCCCTCGCCGAGAAGAATACGGATAACTTTATCATAGTCTTGCTCGAACTCTTTCCTCGGACGAGAAGGGTCTTTTTTGTATTCCATGATGGATCGCACCTGTGCGAGAAGGCCCGACCGAGGCTGTTTGGTGTCGAGAAAGCGACCAGCGAGACGGTTGAGGTCGTACTGCAAGTTGTAAATGACGTTGTTGACCTCCTTCAACCGCTTTTTGGAGAGGTCAGTAGCATAACGAATACCCCTCAACTCCATGTAAAGTAAGGGATTCAACATTGTCATGTTGAAACGGTAGTGGTCGTGCTGTGGCGGTTTGAGGAAGCCATCCAGCTTTTGACTGATTTCCATTGTCACCGCGCTATCGCGGCAGCAATATCGGTAGAAGGTATCCTGATCGTTCGATTCGCTGTCTGACTTATAGAAGGGTTCAGCTGTGTAAAGACTGCACTGAAACCCAAGGCTCTTTTCCAACTCGCAATAAAGCTCGTGGTGCTTGAGCATTGTATCGTCACGGACGTTCGACACAAGACATCCGTAGCTATATTGTAAGACGAAACGATCATAAAGGCTGTTTTGTAGCGTCTTAGACACAGTCGGATCAGCGAGAAGATTTGCAAGTGCTCTCCAAATGGCTACCTCTTCGTCCTGTGTCCAGTAAGAGGAGCCGTCCAGCCTAGCAAAAGGCACAATAAAAGAATAGTCTTTGCTTGGCGCTACGCTGATGCAGGACATTGAATCAATGTAACCTTCGATGTCGATGGAAACGCTTGCGTGTTCCGCTCGAAGCCGTTCCAGCTCTTCAACGATAGCGATGGCAGACTTCGTTATGCAAAGAGTTCGTGAAGGAACGTTAAGGGAAGGGGAGAGACCTTCGGTCGCGGCCTTTTTGAGATCGAACGTGAGCAAAGGCATCCACTCGTATTGACGCAAGCAAGCCGCCGGATGGTGTGCAGCAACACATTTCCAACCTTTGGGGCTAAGAAACAAAGAGCCGCGCCAATCCGATATGCTGTTGGGGAAGATGAACCGTCCATTGCGGAGAGGCGGTTCTTCGTTGCCGACCTTTAAGACATGAAGGGCGGTAGCACCGAGACAGACAACTAGGTTTGGTTTGTATTCGTAGAGGTCTTTGTAGAGTCTCTCGATACCGCTTTGGATTTCGGGACTGCTCCAAGAAAAGCGTGCGATCTCGTTGGCAAGGGGTCGATACTGACAAACATTGCCAATGAAGCACGCCTCACGGACGATGTTTGCCTTACCGAGAAGGGCGGAGAGTAGCCTTCCTGACATGCCAACAAAGGGTTCAAGTACGTATTCTTCGTCTTTTCCCGGAGCTTCACCAACAATTGCAATGCGGTAGGGAAAGCCGGTAAGGGAGGGAAACTTATTGGGAACGAGGGTCTTTGGACCGGCTTGGGTGGGTTCTTCTTCAGAAAACTCAGCAAGGTGAGACGTTTTAGACTTTGGCATAGGGTTGTGCGTTTGGTGGGCTTGGGTCGTTCGGCTCCTTCACGACCACCTGTGGCTTCCTATTTGATTGGCGTTCTGTCTACGCTAGGAGTCCGGTCGCGTTGGGTTGCTTTACCTATCCAGACGCCCAACATCATATTTCATAATCAACAGTACTAATAGCTTGTATTAACTGATCCTTAACTCCTTCAGGAAGTTCTTCAAATTGTACTGGCCTTATCATACCACTATCGGTAAAACACTTATGGATGTGGAGAATGGTCGTGCCTGCAACAAGAGCTTCGTAGGTGTCGTCCCAGTGACTGAGGTAGAGGTAGCGACGTGTGGCCATTTACTTAAAGACCGAATTGGGGTTGAGAGACTTGTAATGTTGGCGAAGGTTTTCGAGAAGGGCGTTGTAATGTTCGGTGTTGCTTTCGCAGCCGATGACGTTCCTTTCCATCTTGAGTAGGGAGATGACACCGCTACCATGTCCGGCGAAAGGTTCAAGGACGAGGTCTCCGATCCGTGAGGTATGCCGTATCATAAACTGCCAGAACTTGAACGGCTTCACGAAAGGATGCCGCATTTGGTCTTTCATTTCGTCATGTGAGGCGACAAGATGTGAAACAGAGCTTTTCTCCGCAAGCTGGGCGTTTCCTTTCCGGCAGACCATAGCGATTTCGGTACTCTTTGTATAATTGTAGTTTGCGGCATTATTCATGCAAACGTGTGTCTTAACCCAGGTGAGAGGCCAACGTTGCACAGCAAAGCCAGCCTTGACTGCTTCGTTGTAAAGAAACTGCCATAACATTTGATCCGCACAAAGGACAAGGAAGCCAGGGTCGGAGAGGCAGCGGTACGCAGAGGGGAAGAACTTCGTTAGGAGAGCTACATTATCATCGACCCCGTGTTCGTCTGCCACCGTGTCGATATTAACCATGCCAACGTTGTCTTGCTTTAGCATGTCCATATCAATGGCGTAGGGTGGATCAGTGATGACGGCAGCGAAGCGTTGATCAGTTTCGTTCATGAAGGTGAGGCAGTCAACGTTATGGAATTTCGAGGAAAGGTAGATCGTGCTTTTGAGTTCGCTCAGGCGGCGGACCTTTTCGGATAAGTATGCTTCGTACGAGCCGGGCGGGTTATGGGGATTTGCGTAGTACTTCTGCTTTTGTTCGTCCAAGGCGGAAGGTTCCGCTGAAACCTCCGCTTCGAGCTTCTGTGTTTCCGCTGCGTCTTTGGCTTGCTGGTCGGCCAACGCTTTTTGCTTTCGCGCAAGTTCGGCTTCGACCAATGCAAGGTTGCGGTTGTTAATGATTAACAAGGCTGCCGCTAGGCTATCCGCTTCCCACATGGGACTCTTAGAGTCGTTGCGCAATTCGGAAGCTACGGCAAGACATTGAGAAACCGCTCCAAGGGACATGTTCAGCAATGCGCCAGTTTCCCGTTGGCCCCACTGCGCTCCTTGGAGGAAGGCTCCTTTATACTTCAAGAAGTGAATCTTAGCGATAGCAATGCAACGTTCCTGCCATGATCTATCTTTGCGACGGACATCCTCTTCCAGTTCCATCTCTTGCAGTTCGTCTTCGGACAATGTCTCTCGGTAGGCGACGTCGATTTCAGTCCAACCGAGCTGTTGGGCTGCGGTTAGGCGACGTTTCCCTGCGATGAGGCGGTTTTCTTGGTTAAGAATAATGGGCTGAATTAACCCATAGCGTTTTAGGCTTTCTGCCAACTCTTCGATGTTACCGAGGTCGATACGCTGGCGGTCGATGACCTTAATGCTTGTAATAGGAAGTCTTATGCGGTTCATGTTTGTAGGCTTAGTTGAATGGAACGAGAGAAACTCTACCACCGTACCAGAGCACTAAAGCACGGGCAGGGTAGCCGAATACCTTAGCCAAAGGCAGCGGTGGTAGAAAGGAACCAACACCCCCACATAGCCAGGCGTTTGACATAACGTTCCTCTAGCGACGGCGTCGTCGAACGTCGGAACGCGATGCTGTGGGGGTGTTGGGGAAATATGTTTTTACACCGTTTTATCGCAGTTTCTCCAACAGAGCGTCGGTGTGAATTACGCACGTGAGGTAGACGAGGTCTTCCTTCGACCAAGAGTTGAACTCCTCAAGGAACGCCTTGCCAATCATCAGCCCGTGGAGCTTTTTGTTAGGAAACCCATGAGCGGCAATCACGGGCGTGAAACGGTCGCGGATAGTCCGCGTTGCAAGCATAGCCCGTCCCATGATACGCTGGTCCTCCGTTTCGGGTGCGGCCTTTTGAGGAAAGGCTTTGCCAACGATGTCATTAACAATACGTTGACGCTCTTCTGGCGTGGGATTAGTGGTGCTCATTGTATATCTTTGAGTATGAAGAAAAGGTTGTCGAGGCTGCATTGGAAACCACACGCTCCTTTATGTCCTCCGCCGCCTTCTGCCTTTGCAAGAACGGAAAGGTCGATCTCTTCATGTTCGGGGGCATGATACAACGATACCGTTGCTTTCTTCTGCTGACCGTCGTAGCGCCACGCCATAAGTGCTTTGTGGTGGGGTTTGATACCGGCGGCGAAGGCTTGTGAACCCGAAAGGCCGTTGCAGCAAAGGAAGGTGATGCCGTGCCAGTAAACGTCGTGACCGATCTTTGTAATCGTAGAGGCGTTGGCTCTGTCCCGTGACTGCTTTGCCCGAACTCCTAACTTAATACAATCGTCGAGGATTTGGTTTGCGAGTTGTTCGTTGTTTAACTGTGCTCGAACAAGGCTAGCAAACTCTTCTGGTTCGAGTTCCCTAAGACCCGATTGCAGGATGAGAGCACGTTCGTCACGGTGGTCCCAGATGTCGTGCTCACCAGCAAGGCGAATGAGAAGAGGTTCGTCAACCGTTCGGTCGATGTAATGTTCTTTTGTAGTTGGCAGCTTGTTCTTATCGCCAAGGAACCATTGCCACACTAGCCGACATGCCGCGACGCCGTCGATGCGATAGCCAGGTATGGTAGAGTCGAACTGGTCGATGGCCGTTTTGTGATGGTCAATCCAGATAAGGTTCGGCAGTTTCTGTTGATCCATTAGTTCGGGAATGCTAATGTCGACGAGGAAGATACTGTCCCAGTTGAAAGCGTCCACCTCTGGGACAGGCTTGCCGTAGTCCCAACCAATGGATTGGACAACGTTGTCGCCGTGCGAAAGGAAGTGGCGGCAGACTTCGTTGCTGAGAAGGCCGTCATAATCGGCGTCGTGATGTATAACTAGGTATTTTTTCATGTTAGAAGGGTTCGTTAGGGTCTCTCGGACGCGAATCATCTCCTCAGAAGGTTTATCATATTCCGGCCACCGACCGTGCTCTAGCATGGTGGCGATGATGCAGTAGTTTGAGATGTCACGAAAGGAGTCTTCGATGGACTCGTTGATGGCCTTAAAGCGGCGGTTGTTGAAGATATGTTTTAATCTCTCGAATTTGTCGTTGGCGCGAACAATCACGCCAAAAGGTCCGAAGGCACACATGTTGCGTGGGCCGTAGTCTAGTTGCTTCTGGTCAAACAGAAGGGCGTTCTGTAACGCGATCTCGATAAAGTCGACAGCCGCGTCGGTTTTACAACCGAGCCGAGTAGCGACGTCCTTTGCAAGACTGTCAGGGATGGTTAGTTTGTTCATTTCAAGAAGTGGATGGTGATGATTGTTAATGTCCAAGCTAGGGCTACACTTATCAATGCCGTAACAAGGAGTACCGCATTCTTAGTTTGGTTGCCATTCATAGTGTGGAAGGCAGACTGTTCCCGGTCTGCCAGCAGGTGGGGTTGGTTGTCAAAAGCAGGTGCTGTTCATTTTATGAACAGGACGTTACTTCTTAGCCACGAAGGAATGCACTTCGCTACGTGGCTCATAGATACTACCTGTCTCCGGATCAGTGCGCTCTTGGGAGACGCTTGTCTTGACGTTCACAACCCGGCCCACAAGCTGTTGCGGGTTGTTGATGATGTCACGAGCCGTAACGCCGCGAATCTCTGCCGCTTGTGCGATTTTGGCAATATTCTTACCGATGTCGACAAGTTGCATCTTCTCAGTTGGTGTGATTACCAGGTTGTGGGTCAACGTAAAACTTTGGACCATGTCTCCCTTAATGGATTGTTTTGGGGAAGTGGCCTGTAGCGAAACCACGATCATTTCGCCACCTTTTTTAGTTGGCTTCTTTTCAGTCTTGGTAATCTTAAACTCGTGAATCCCGGCGGGGATGATGGGGTAACTTATATCTATATCACTAACATTTGTGTCTAGAGGATCGGTCATATGTTTTTTGTTTGTTTTTGGTTTATGTTTGTGTTTTGTTTCTTTCTCTCCACTCTTGGAGATCGTTTAGTTCTAGACAAGGCTTTCTTCCTCTTGGATTGCCTCGTCCTTTGTGGAACATATCTTGCTCAGTTTTATGGCTCCGAGCGTAGCACATTTGCGGCTTGCGTCACACTCCTGTGTGGTTATTTTTCTTCCAATCGCGCTGGCGAACTTTTTCCCATGTTTGGTTTAACTCGTATTCTAGGTTGATCCCTTCGGCAGTACAGAAGTCTAGAAGGTATATAACGATATCTGCCACGGAATCCTTGATGCCTGCATTATGGTCCTCGTTAAGGCGAATCTTCTGTTCCCGTTTGAGGTAATGATGAGCGAGTTCACCGACTTCTTCTTGTAGTCCTAAAAGAGGATGCCACGATTTGCGGTTGGCGAAGTTGTGTTGAACCCAAGCAACTTGCTCGGATTGTATTTCGGATAGTGTTTTCATAGATTGCCGTAGATTTCCTTAAAGGTTGGACCAACCACATCCGGTAAATTCAACGGCCACCGAACGCCAATGCCTTTCACGAGGCCAAAATCCGTCGTGCGAATCTTCGGCTTCCCATTCTCTTTGAACTGGTAGAACCATTGTGAGAAGAGTCCGCCGATTCGACCACGAACTTGGCTGTGGACGATTGGTGCGACCTGGAAAGTCTGCGCTTTTTCGTTATCCTGATATGACTCATGGAAAATGCAGACGAAGTGACTGGGAAGGCTTGAAAGGACGCCAATCATCTGCGCAACTTTGTTTCCTGCCATCGGTGCCCATTTACGAGGGTCCTTGAGGACGTCCTGGTTCACCGATGCGACATGCGATAGCACAATCTCATTAAGCCCTGTTACAGAATCGACTACTACTGTTTTCCACGGACACCCTACCGTAACGAGCTTATTAACTCCTCGAACGAAGTCATTCATCGGCGTGCTGTTGGCGATTGGAACGTAGAACTCGGACATCAGCCGAACCTTGGTCATGTCGACCACGTCAAGGACAGTGATCGGAGATAACTTCTCTACTGGCGTCTTGCAATACTTGTCCAGGTCGTCCGGCTTGATGACGGTGATGTCTTCGGCAAAGACCTCGAAGGGGAGGAAGTTCGCGGGAATCTTCTCATCCCGCCGTGGAAAGATGTCGTAGCCGCCTTCGTCGCAATTTAACAAGAGCAGCGGTCGCGGATAAGAGCCAACAACACTACCTGTCTTGAAGGTCTTGGGAGGTCCGAACCTTCCTTCCCTTATCAGTTTATTCACGTTCCACCTCCCTCACCATATATTTTTCTTCAAGTTCATCAAAGAACTCTTCCTCGATCATGCCACGGCAGTGGCGCATCGCCAGGGTGTAGCCGATGGACATGTCATCAGTCTTGTCTTGTTCCTTCGCAACGCGGAGGTCGATCTTTTCAAGGATCGTGCGGACTCTTTTTGGGTTCATGTTTCCTTTTGGTTTTGCGGACAAGGAATTTCGTCCGAAATAGACGCTTTCTGTGAAAAGCATGTGCATTGAAACGTTACTTCATTGTTGTTTCGTAGGAGTCCATCAAATTCCCAACAGAAGTGCCATCCTTCGTCAACTTCGTCCTGGCGAAGGTTCTCGTTATCGTTAGACATTAGATGCTGCCAGCGTTCGGTTGTCATTGTAGTGGTTGGCTTGGTTCATGGAGGGGACTCCAATTGTTATCAGTGAAAAGAGTAGATTCCAGCATCAAACCCCTCTCGCTGGCTGGTAAGTCGCAAACATCATAGTACGGACAGAGTCCATACTTTCCCGAACACCACTTTCTCTTCATTGGAAAGTATCCCCTCTCATAGTGCCAAAAAAATTCCTCCACCAACGCGATGGTGTTCCTTTTCCACTCTTCAAGCTGATGAGGGAAAATGAACTCCGTATGGCGTTGGAAGTTCTCCGTCCACCAGCGATCAAACCCGCCAACCGGCTTCTGCGGCATTGGACGGGAACGGATCGCGTTAACGCAGAAGGCTTGCGCTTTACGGCCCGTGAGTTGCTCGAACGCCCAGCAGTAGCCGAAAAGCTGAGGCGAAACTCTTTGGTCCTTGAAGTAGTAATCGCCAAGCATCGAGGTCGTCTTGTGGTCGATAATGACAAGGTTGCCATTCCACATGACCGGAAGGTCGATTCGACCGGAGTAGAAGATTGGGATAACCGGACCGCCTTTAACCTGGTAGCGGAAAAGCTCCAACGCGAACGGCATTTCGACCATAGGTTCACCTTTGTCATCGACCAAAATGTTAAAGGGCTCGACTTGGTAGGTTTGGTTGTAATGCTTGATGACCTCGATGGCCCAGTTGAGGTTGCGGAAGTCCTCGTCTGGGCAAGGATTCTCTCGAAAGAACCTAGCCATAACACTAGCTTGTTCGGACTCCTCTAAAGCATCAGGCGGTTGATTTTTACAGTTACGATAACGCCACTCAAGGGCTAAATGGATGGCTGAACCAAAATTCAAAGCTGGTTTTGCACCGGATGAAACCCGACGGAATAGACGGTTATACTCCAACGCTCTAGGGCAAGTTGTTAACAATTCGAGACTTGAGTTATCAATGAAAAGTGCGCCGTCTATTAGGGGAAGCGGGTTCATAGAATCCTTTGAAATAGCAAGTTTGCTTGTGGAGAATCTCGAAGTCTGTGAAGACTTCTGCATTTCGTCTATCGGTTGGAATGAATACGATTGCGTTCATATTAAAAAAACTCCTCCAAACTCTTACTTACCTTTGCTGCGCTTCGCTCCGCGTTTACTTCCTTTTGCGCCTCTTTGGTCAACGTTGAGCGAAACGTCTGACTGCTGCGGTTCGCCCGAAGCAGCGTTACGAATTGGTTCAACTGCTCCAGCGTCATCGAGGCTGTGAGTTGCGGCGTTAGGGTCCGTAGTGGGGCTTCCAGGAAGCTCACTTCGTTCGCTTGTGGCTGGTCTGCCTCCGAGGTCTTCGGGGAGGATGAGGACGGAACGTTGGACTGCATCTTCGAACTCTCGGACGTCTGCATAGGACAGTATTCCTTTCTGGTCGAGGAGGTTAATGAGTTTGATCCAAAGAAGGTTCATGGTGGTTTGGATCGTTCCACCCTCAAGGCGGCATTGCTTGATGCGAACAAAGGCGTCTTTCGGCATGAGACAATTTACCGTGGCTGCCGTGGGATCGCCTTTCAAACCCTGGAAAGGGTTCGCAAAGCGAGGTGGTAGGAGGGAGACTGGAACTTCCGGGACGTTGGAGAGGTCTTTTGTTTCGTTCATAACGTTTTAACCGAATGATTTGAGGAGTTCTGCAAGAGTGTTCCGCTTCTTGCGGCGCTGCGGTCTGGGCTGTGTTGGCGTTCCGTAACGGCCTTGCCGTTGGTAGAACGCGATACGGCGATTCGACAAAGGCTTGCCGACGATGTTGCCAGCGTATAGCTTGGACTGTGTAACGTAATTAGCTGATTGGGACATTGAAATAGGCATAATCGTTATAGAGTGCGAATATTAGCTGTATGATGCACACGGTCTGTGTTGGGCTTTTTCGTTAAGCGGGGACCGGAACGTTCCGGTTGGGGCTTTACGCCAAGCCGACTCCCTGGTGCAACGCGGGACAACTTATAGTCGTTTCCCGGTGCAAAGTCCTGATGCCGGTCAAATGAGGTGATTTCTCGTGCAACGCTACTCGAAGTTTTATACCTAGTTGCCACATCTTTCTTGATGAGGTAAGAGTAGCCAACACCAATAATTGCTGCGTCGGCTATGAGTTCACGAACGCAGGCGCGAGCAAGCGCACAGCTACCTGGGTCTTTCTTTTGTCCCTTCTTGGTGTCAATAGGCTTGACACGGACAGAGATGGTCCTTCGTGAGTCGCGGACTCTTTTTACGTTAGGAAAGTATTTCCTAACCCGACTGAGTGCATTTTTATGGATTTTCTTCATATACTTCTTCGCGTTGTTTTGTGAGATCGTCAGATTCCTTGTCGGGGAGCTTTGCTACATATTGCATAAGGCTCCTTAACTCTCCGTTGAGTTTAAGCTGTCGTTGGGCACGGGTGGCTGCCACATACAGAAGGTTGACCTCATCCTTCGGTAGCATCTCTTCATCAACCTTGAAAGGCTGGCGTTGTTCGTCGAACAACTCAGCGAAGTCATCAGTAAGGCTGACATTGTGCCATTCCAGGCCTTTACTCTTGTGTCCGGTAACAAGTAAAACGTCGCAGGACTTTTCACCAACGCACTTTGTGCGAATCCGTCTTATGGCTTCAGGAACCCGATCTTTGAAGTCATTCACGATATTAACCCTACTACCCAATTCGGCGTCGAGCCGATCTTGCGCGAACTTAACCAGGTCGCCGTAGCTCTTAAAGAACGCCACCTGACGCTCGCGGATTGCGCTGCGGTTGCCGGAATATAAATGGAAGACGTCCATCAGCTTGTCCATGTAGGTCTCGAAGCCGACCCCACCTACCACTGCAATGTTGTGAGAGAGGCCAGCGTGAAAGTCCGCCGAGCAGAATAACTGCTGGTTGGTGCGGCAGATAGTTGTAAAACGGGAGGCTTCGCCATGCGCTTCTACGACCTTGTCTTCAATATCGAAGCCGCGTAGCGGTATCTTGTTATCGAAGAATGTGGAGAGGAGCTTGTTAGCGACGGACGCTACGCTTGGTCCGAAGCGGAAGCTCTGCGATAGGTATAATGTTTTGCATTCCACCATTTCCATTGCATCACACGCCCCACGCCAAGAGTATATGGCTTGGTAGGGGTCTCCTACCATGATGAGTCGACAGCCATCCTCACGTTGTCTATTGATGATAGACATGGTGACGGGATTCGAGTCTTGTGCTTCATCGAGGAGTATGGTATCGAAGTTAAGCACTGGCTTCGATAACTGATACAGCTTTAGGTAGCCAGAGTGGGTCATAGGAACCTTTTCAGTTCCCTGCTGCATTTCATTCCACAAGCGTTCGGCGGCATCGACGATACGGGTCTCGAAACCCTTCTCGAAGCGACCGAGCGTGTCGGGCGGGCAGTGCCTCTCTTCGATTTTGTCCGCGTCGGAGTTATGCCAGTTCTCTAACGTGCGAAGGATGAGGGTAGCTCGATAAACGTCTACACCAAACATCTTTGTTACGAGAAAGAAAGGCACGTTTCCGAGGTTAGAAAACTTCCGACCGATGGCTTGATAGGCGAGACTGTGGATTGTTCTGGACATAACGTTAGCCGGAAACTTGCCTTCAGCCTCAGTTTGCACAGACTTATTAAACGCTACATAAAGAAACTGCTCAAGTGGACGCAATCTACTATATTCAACAAGTGTTGATGTTTTCCCTGCACCAGCAAAGGCAACCACTTTTAATGCGTCACTGGCTTTCAGGTCTGTGCCAATGACTACTTCCTGTTCAGGAGTTGGTTTGCAAGACGGTTCCATATTAGTCCTTGCAACAGTCTTTCGCTTCTTCTTTGTCTTCGTAAACCTCATTACATTCGCTGCATTGGTAGAGGGTGACGATTGCGGACTCGAACTCGACGCCAAGGTCATCTTGGGTGATGAAGCTGGCGCAATGCGGGCATTCGAGTCCTTTGACTTCTTTTACTTTCATTTTTCCTTTATGGGTTTTCGTGCTGTTCATTTATTGAACAGAACGCTTTTCGCTTTCGAGGCGAAAGGTAACGGAGCGGCCAAGAGAAAGATGGCCGCTCCAAGATAGTTAGTTTTCATACTAACGTCAGCGAGCGAAGGGAACACCGCTTTACCGCTTTACCGCTTTCGCTCCGCTCGCTGCGTGTTAACATGAATAACGCTTCGTTGCGGTGATGCTATTCCGTCCCCGGCATAGCGGCAAGCTGGGCGCGTTCCCTAACCTCGCATAACTCTTTCGCTGCCCAACCCAACACTTTTATGTCCTTCTCCGCGTCGCCGGTGAGTGCCGGAGCGGGCTTACCCACTTCCTTCGAGTAGGCGGCAAGGAACTTCTCGACGTTCTTGATCTTCTTGGCCGCGTCGACGTACTTCGCAGCCAGAACCTTCGGCTTCGAGATGCGGACCTTCTGGGTGATGTCCACCGCAAGCGGGAAGGTGACCGGATTACCGGATTCGTCCCGCTTGGGGTTCCCGTCTTCGTCCGTTTCTACCATGTTGCGGCAGCGTTCGTCGAGCTTGCCTTGGAGGAACTTCAGGTCTTGCCACCCTTTGGCAACGCAGACCTGATTTGCGTATTCGCCTTCTGCGATATAAACAAGAACCGGCTTCCCGTCCTTGTCCTTGCGACCCGAGTCTTTCTTGGGCCACTCGATTCCGGTTTCCTCTTCGAGGAGGTGGCAGACGACTTCGCGCGCATCGGCCAGTGGGCCACGATACGTGAGGTTGTTGTTGCATTCCTCAAGGACTGCGTCGATAGGATTGCCGTTCCCGTCTTTGCGGTTCGCCTGCGCGTTCGCCTCGGCGGTGGTTTCATAGACGAGGATTGGTGCTTCGAGACCTTTTAGTGTTCCGAATCTTACTTCTTTCATAGGATTTACTTTGTTAACGGAGGTGTTACTTCGCCGAACCACTTATGCTGGATGGTTCGGATGTCCAGTGACAGCAAGGCCGCTGCTGTCGTGCGGACGATCCTTTCGGATCGAAATTGGGGATAGTTCTTCTTTGTGTCTCCAAAGAACTTGAGGGTTGCAGTAGACTCGATTACCCCGTTTCTCTGCAATTTCACGATCTTTTGATTCGTTGAAGAACCAAACTTTGTTTCCTTTCGGATAGTGCTTGTTAAGAATTGCTTCGATGTCTTGCAAGTCGAATATAATGATTAGACCGTCAGGTAGAACGGCATATTCGACTCCGTTGTGCTGCTCTAATCGGAAGCCATGCTTTTTCTCTGTAAAGTCTAGTTTCATATTAAAACTCATTACCAAGGTTATGCAATGATTGATTTCGAATCCACTTCGACAACTTCCTGATATCGCAGGGAAAGTCGAAACAGATCGTCTCTTCTTTTCTGAACCCACGTGAGACGACCTGGAATAGCACTTCTGGGTAGCGTCTCTGCAACGCGACAGCGTCTGTTTCTCGCACGTAACATTGCTTTACCGTCATCTTGCTGCTCCGCCAACCGACGTCGCCGAGGATAATGTCTCCCCAACCTTTGACGAGAGCTTTGCATTTGGTTTCGTGATGATCAACGTCCGCTTCGAGCCAGTTCTGCAAGTCGGGAACCCACGCTGCGTGGAAGCCGTGGTGCCCTCGCACCGCGTTGCTATTGCTGAACGAGGGCACCACTTGGCTTGCGCTTTCCCATACCCATTTCGACGTAGGCGACACAAGAAAGCCCGGCGGCAGAACGTCAAAGAAGCGCGTGCCCCAAACCGAACCATCAGGCTCGGTGCATTCCGCACGGATTTCTTCAGGCGACCGTCCGCAAGGCGGGTTCAACGTTAGGCCCAACGCTGTCAAGCGCGACCAAGGATGGCTGAAGTGGATCGCTAACGCTTTCGCAAGACTCTCCGGGCTGCTCTGGCAGGTCTGCAACGTGAGGTTCTGCCATTTGACTTGTGTCCTCATTGGAGGTTTGTATCGCTACTATTTTTCCGATTTGCATACTTCATTTGTTTGTTATCCACCATGTTAAGGTCCAGGGCTTGTTTGGAGTATACATAACCACAAGATGGTGGATTACTAGGGTTATGACTCCTCCAAATTTGTATAAATTTATTCTCACGATGCAAATTCCAAAGCAAGGCGTTCCAGCTTTGTCAAGCGCCGGTTGCCTTTCGCTTCGTTCGCGGGTTTCTGTTCTTCAAAACTGTCGAGGTGGCCGATAGCAACCTGACCGTCTGCAAGGCGGATAGCCACAAGGATGCCGTCGGTGGCAAAGGCGTGGCCTGCGAACCGGGGAAGGCCGTGAATCTCTCCGTAGCGGTCGAGTTTGCGCCAATTCAAGGTGCGCTTCGTTAGCCCGAGGTCGGAGTCGACGATCTCGACGTTCCGTCCCGGTGGTCGCGAAGGCGTGATGCCGCCGATACCGAAGCACGTGGGGCAGCGGCGCATATCTTGACGCGTGAAAAGGCGACCATATCGTGAGTCGCGGATGAGAACATTTTGCAATGTCTGACCTGTGCCTTTGCATGTTGGGCAGGTGGTTTTCATATTTTGCCTATCTTTACTTCTACTAATCTTTTAACATAGGCTTCGATGGTCTTATGGCCCCAAGAACGCGCGACCTGACGAAGTTGTTTAAAGCGGTTATCACTAACACGCCAAGTGGGTTTAATTGCTTTCATGACGCATTATACGTTTCCTTTCAACTCCTTCAACTTTGCTTCGAGTTCTTCAATCTCACGTTGCTTATCACTTTCAGGACTGGGATATTTGGCAATAGCCTTGTGCATAAACTCAACAAGCTCATCAAGGTGGAAGGCTGACGCCATCGGAGAGGGTGTTGGACCATCGTGTCGCCAAGCTCGTGCTGAAAAGCTCGGCTTGGATGTGCCATTGCAGTTGACATTGATGGCGGTGGTAACTTCAACATACGTAATTTTGCCGATGCCAGCTTTACCAATGCTATAAATGGCTTCTTCGATTGTTGGAGTCATACAGCAGCTCCGCTTTGAGGGTTCAAACTTTCGCTGACGCTCGCGGTGGCTTTGTCGAACTCAGTCGTGGTGAGCTTAAGGGTCTTTGGCGTCTCCCTTTCGCTGACGCTCGCTGCACTTCCCATTTCCTTCAAAGCCATTTGAACCAGCGTAATGATACGATCCCTCCGGCTTACGTGGTCACCACTCCAATGTGGGGCTTGGCAATTCTGCATAATGCGGTTGAGGCATTCTTTGACGAACTCTTGCCCTTGACACTGGCCAAGCGGCTTGATGATAGGTGGGTTGTTCATACGCTTGCTTCGGTTGAAGGGTTGCCGAACTCAGCCGAGAGGCTTCTCAGCGTTGGAGCCACGACTTTCTGCTCCTGCGGCGCTGCGGCGAGAACCTTCTGGTAGAAGGCGGTCTGCCTTACTGGGTCGCCGATGCTGTGGGATTGGCTGGCGCAAGAACCTACGCGCAATGCGCCAGCGTTACCGACATATAGTATCGGTGTTCCTGCTTTGCCATCCGTGAAGGCGGTATATTTACCTGATGCGGTGTTAACTTCTCTCCAGCCCAATGCTAGGAGACCTGCTGTCAGGCGTTCTTTGTATGTTTTCATGGTGCTAATGTTTTCGTGAACGATTTTGCTTTCCTTCGAGCCGCAGGGACGGCTTCGTTGCCGCCGCTGCCTCTAGGTTGTAGCTCTCGCTCACGCGCGCATTTTAGCAGGTAGGGGGTAGGCATTGCAAGAAGAAAATCTTTATTTATTTGCGAGCAGAGCGAGCGATTGGCATAGGAAATGCTTTAAGGATTCTTTCTGCTACGCGAGCGTCTTGCTTCCTTAACGCTAGCGTTGGCTTTGCAATGCTTGACGCTCTGCCTGAGCGCAGCGAAGGGAGCGTAGCGAGCATGGAAGAAAGAAGATCATTCCGCTTGATCGGCAGGCGCGTGGCTTGGTAGGATAGAGAGCAACCTGCGGCATGGAATCCCTTCTCTCGAAGGGGCGTGCTGAAGGGAAACATAAACGTAGGAACAAAACGAAAGGTTATATGGAAAACGATAAGACAGAAAACCCCAACGCCAAGGCGGAAGAATCCGCCAGTCCTGTTCAAGAAATGAACAGCACGCCAAAGATAGATTGGATGGCTGACCTTGAAAAGCGTGCGGAAGAAGGTCGAAAGGTGATGGCGGCACGAACATCGACTGGTCTCGTTCCCTACACTCAGCTTGTTATCTCAACCAAGGACGGCGGCAAGGGACCTGCAGTCTTTACCACTGTTCCTCCAACTGAAGGTCAAACGCAAGAAGCCTTTGAGCGGTGGGCAGAGACCTACGGCAACCTTATTAAGGAACTGAAGCGTTCTGGCCAAGCAAGCATCGACGCGGCATCTACTGGCATCACCGCTAAGACGCTTTCTGAAGCGTTGCGGGCTATTCGTCGCGCTATCAAGCTATATCACTATAAGTCACCATTCATCGACCCTTTGTTTGACATGGAGAAGTTTACCTTTGCGGCGGTTGGTAGCAAGGTTCTTGTGCTGCCTCGCGGCGGTCGTGCTCGTTCCGAGATCACACCCGCTAAGACTTCCGACCTTGGCGGTGCGTTCTTCGTACAGAACATTGAAGAACTTATGGCCTTGCGGCTCGTCTTTGGACTACCTTGCCCAGACGCTAAAGGAGAAAAGGCCGACGAGGAGTATCCACTTCAATCTATCCGTATTTGGTTAGCCGACCCATGTCTTGCGGAGCTTCGTCCCATCTTACAAGATATATTCTCTGTCTTTAAGGTCGACTCTTTCTGTAATGAGTTCGAGGTTGTGCGTGTGCGGCGAACCTAAGCCAAAGCGGTGATGCGCTCCGCAGAAAGAAAGCGGGCGCATGGTAGGGGCATGGATGGATCGACCCTTTATGCCAATCGCCCCATGCCCCTACACACGATTTATGTAGCTCTCACAATTTTTTTTTTTTTACTACAAGATAACGTAGTCGTGGGAGGTGGACGAATAGGCATTGGCATTGGCGGCTTATCCATCCATGCTACTTGCGTGCGCTTGGATTCTTTCTAGCCTTCGCTTCCGTTCTGCTTTGCTGCGCTCAGCATTGCCTTCCGTCCTGTTCATTTCTTGAACCGCACGACCGCTGCGCAGAAATAATCCTTTTGCTTTATAACTCACAGGCTTCGCCACGGGACGCACGCTCGCGTTGCAGCCTTGATCCTTAAGGGAACGTGGCCGTCCTGGCGAAGCCTCCCGGATTGACAGAGCGCCGTTTTGGGGTCCTTTTTTTGAAGAGCCGCCGACCGCCGCTGGCCAGCGGAATTGGAATGTATGAGTGGTTTTCATAGGTTTTGAAAGGGGCGGGCATTGCTACCCGCCCCGTTGAGGATTAGGCTCCGAACTCGCTCGCCAAGTCCTTGAGCGAGCCGACCCGCTTCGCCTCGACCTTGGTTAATCGCCCGTCACCCTTGCCTTCTAGCTGCTGCCGGAAGGCTGAGGGATTGATGACCACGCCGATGAAGGCTAGCGCCTCTTCGGAGAGGGTGAATTGCTTCACATCCCCGTCGGACAGCGCAGCGTCCTCGGCCACTATGGATTCAATCACTGCCATCGAATCCTTATTGCCCCAGCCATGCGATTTGTCGCCTGCGATTTGCCCGTCGACTGCGCCGTTGAAAACGGCGAATAGCGCCTTGCCCCGCGCTTTAGGGTCGCCTTGCGGCTTCTGTTCGCCTTGCGGCTTCTGTTCTGGTTTTGCCATACGCTTCTATTCGCTTAGCCTTCTCGGCCTCCGAGGTTCTCTAAGCTGGGGATAGCATATCACGTGGCCAGCATTCCGCAAGGGATTATTTCATTTATTCTTCGTTCGTTCGCGCGCAGACGGCGCAAGGGCGGTTGCTTCGGGCGGCTGCTGCACAGCAATCCGCGTGCCATCGCTGATGCCTGATGGTTCAGGCATTTCTGTCACGACAGAAACCCCGCCCACCCCTCGCATCCCCTACGCTCGCGGAGGGTGGGGGGACCCACCTCACTCTCGGACCACCTGGGAAACTTTGGAATCGTATAAAAGATCAAAGAAATAAATCTTCGCAGAGGCTTCGCTACGCCCAGCCTCGGAAAATAAGGATAATGTATTTGTCGACAAAAAGCCAGGCTGGGCTTAGGCTGATTGCATGGTAGCAGCAGAAGAAGTCTATCCGGCAGAGATTCTTCCAAACACCCGCCTTACAGGAGAGGTTGGGGAAGAACTTGGGCCGCGCTTGAAGGCTTTATTGCTGGCGCAGCCGCTGAACCCGCTTCAGCGCCTCGTCTTCCGCGAACTGCCCTCTCGCAATGCTGAGGTCAAAGAAAATGGCTAAGATCGTTACAGGACCAAACCAAAAACCGCCAGAGCATCCGTTCTATGGTCCGTATAACCATAGAGGAAAAGACCCGTGGCACGAGGACGCGTTTCCAGAGGAGTTTAAAGCCTCATTGCCAAACAAAGGTAGAAGAAATAGTGGTTGGTTCCTTGAAGACGCTTGGGGAAATGAGATTATGTTTGTACCAGATGGAACAGAGTTCCCTGGAGATTTTACAATAATTGACGAGTCTCAAATATCTGCTGTGGCGATCTTAACTACAAGAAACCTTGAGTTAAAGAGTTAGAAGCCGCAGCGAGGGCGTAAGCCCGAATCGGTGTTCCCAAAAACCACATGACCGTCGATCAGCTAAAAGGTCAGCTTAGGCCGTTTCGGCCATTCTCACTGCATTTGGACGACGGCACAATACTTGATCTACCTCACCCGGACTTTATTACTTTCCTGAGCGAGAAAGCGGGGAACAACTTTGTTTTGGTCGACCGGTCCGGCGGCATCCATTTGGTCGACGCGGGACACGTGAATAGGATTGAATTCGTAAAAAATGGGAGCGTAGTAAAATGAATGGCGATCCAAACATTCTTCTTTCTGACTACGTCGAGGCAGCATCTCCGCCCTCCAGTGCGGTTCATAATCTGAACAGCACGAGCGAAGCCGGGCAGCCACGCCCGTTGCAATCCGATCCTCGACCCCTCTTCAACGCCCGCGACCCACAGTACGTCTTGCAGTCTGAGAGGCCGGTTCACCGCGCTATCATCTTCCTCGCCGCCCAAGGGCTTTCCTATATCGAAGTGGCGCAGCAGCTCGGCATCACACCGAGCTGTGTGCAATATGTGGTGAAGCAAGACTGGGCGCAGGAGGAAATCCTTAAACAGATTCATGAAAACGGCGGCAATGCCGTCGCGCAGGTTCTGTCGCAGCAAGCTCTCCCAAGCGTGATGAAGTTGATTGAACTTCGGGACAATGAGAAGGTGGCGGCGGAGGTTCAACGGAAGAGTGCAAATGATCTCCTTGACCGCATCTTCGGCAAGCCTAACCAGCCCGTGACTCACAGCCAGGCCGATCTGAATGAGTTGTCCGACGAAGAGCTTGCGAAGATTGCAGCACCGGCTCAGCGGAACTAATCCGCCCGCTAGGGCCACCGGCCCGGCAAACAGGACCATCCTTGCGGAGAACGCAGAGAGCGAAAGAACTGAATGGCTAAGAGTGATACTGAATACGTTCGAGTCGTTGCGATTGCTCCATTCTGGCGGTATGCAGTTGGACCAACCGCAAACCATTCTCCTGCGATTCCTTACTATTGGCTAGGCCCGGCAGTTGTGTTCTTCGAGAAAACCAAAAACGAAATGCCGTGGGCAGGAGTGGTATTGTACAAGCGGAAATGGTTGAAGGGAATTGAAGCAATTCGTGAATACAATCCCGCTAGCACCGCAGGGGCGGCAAACCAGTAGCATATGGTAATGAACATCTTGCTATTCGATACGGAAACCACCGGTATCGTTAACTTCAAGAAGCCCGTCAGCGACCCGTGTCAACCCCGCCTTGTGCAGATAGCAGCTTTGCTGGTCCACTCCAAAGAAGGAGAGTGCGCCGCAATAAACCTCATCATCAAGCCGGACGGCTTTGAGGTGCCGAAAGCCGCGTCGGATGTACATGGCATCACAACCGACCATGCGGCGAAGGTTGGGATTCCAGTTAAGACCGCTTTAGAGGTCTTTCTAGCCCTTACCGCCCAGGCGGCGCTGGTCGTCGGCCATAACGTTCCCTTCGACATAGCTGTAGTTGGAGCTGAACTCCATCGCCTTAAGGTTAGCAATCCGTTGGAGATAATGGCTTCATACTGCACAATGCGAGAGTCGACCGACATTGTGAAGATTCCGTCTGCCTGGGGGTACAAATGGCCCAAGTTGGTGGAAGCATACCGATTCGCGTTCAAGGAAAGCCTCGAAGGTGCCCATGATGCAATGGTCGACTTGAGAGCAACGTATCGGTTATACAGTTGGCTAAAGGGTCGGGAGGCTAAAGTTGCCTCAACGTTGGCTGCCGAGTTTGCATGAACGCAAAAGTTCAATCAGCCCAAGCAGCGCAACTGTTGCTGGATCGCCGCAACGCGCGGCGGAACATGGCCGCCTGGTCGCGGGTTTGCGGCTTTGAACCCGCAAAGCACCACCTTTTTCTCATAAAAGAGTTAGAGGCGGTCGTACGTGGAGACATTAAGCGGCTTGCAATCTTCCTACCGCCAGGGTCAGCAAAGTCAACCTATGCTAGCGTACTTTTCCCACCATGGTTTTTGGCTCAAAAACCTTCGTCCGCAATCCTTGTCTGTTCCCATTCCGCCGATTTGGCAGAATCGTTTGGCCGACGTTCGAGGAATCTCATCCTTGATAAAGAGAAGATACTTGGTTATTCCCTTACCGACGATAGTCAAGCAGCAGGTAAGTGGGCCACGACCAACGGCGGTGAGTTTTTCTGTGCTGGTGTGGGCGGACGAATTGCAGGCCGCCGGGCGGACTTGGCACTCATTGACGACCCTGTGGGGAGCAAGGAAGACGCCTATAGTGAGGTTTCGCGGGAACATAACTGGAACTGGTTGAATTTCGACTTCCGTACGCGGCTTAAGCCAAACGCTTCAATTGTGCTTGTGCAAACACGTTGGCACGAGGACGACCTTGCAGGCCGCATTCTCGCAAAAGAAGGCTCAGAGTGGACAGTGGTTAACATACCTCTAATCGCTATCGAAAATGATCCTATCGGTCGCCTACCAGGAGAAGTGCTTTGGCCAGAGTATTTCAACGATAAACTCGTTGCAGATGCACGGAAGGACACCGACGTGTTCCAATGCCTCTACCAACAAGACCCCATACCGGAATCTGGTGATTTCTTTAAGCGAGAGTGGTTGGATGGTTATGGATACAATAGTTATGCCGAGTTGCCAAAGAACCTACGTTACTATTGCGCCTCTGATCATGCGGTTCGAGCGGAAGAGATTAACGACCCGTCCCTGCTCTTGGCCGTGGGAGTAAGTCATAACGACGATATTTGGGTGCTTCCCGACGTGCTTTGGGATAAGGTCGATACCGGAGTGCAGGTCGACTGGATGTTGGCAACGATGAAGCAGTTTCGACCGCAGGCTTGGTATGCGGGGAAGGACCACATTAGCGGCAGTATCGGGCCGTTCCTATTTAAAAGAATGCGAGAGTCACGAATTTATACCTATGTGCAAGAACTCCCAAACCATAATCGCCGCAAGCGAGAGTTGGCAATGGCTATACAGGGCCGCATGAAGATGGGCAAGGTTCGGTGGCCACATTTTGCGAAGTGGTGGCCAAGGGCACGGAAGGAGATGCTTGCGTTCGATGCAGGGAAGCATGATGAGTGGCCGGACACGATGGGGAATATTGGCCGTGGGTTGAATGAAATGATCGGTTCAGAGCCACCGCTGCCGCCGGAACCAGAGCATCGTCCTCCTGACCTATCTGCGTTGAACGTGAGGTGGTTGCGCAACAGCGACAAGTGGTCGAGGGAACGAAGAGAGCGTCTTGCACTGATGGACAATTGAGCAGCGAAGCCGTCCTGTTCATTAAATGAACTGCACTACCATAACAGCCTACATTCTAGAACTTCTTTACATAAGGGCTTATTACTCAGGCTTTTCCACAAATTTCTCCCATCGGTTAACCGAGCACATTTTAGGTGATGGCCCTTATATCACTCGCCGATTTGGAGTATCTCTCATAGTTTTCAACCAAGATTTTGACTCAGTTGTCGACGCAAAGAAAGCCTTGCTAGACGAGGAAGCCGTATGAAGGCCGATGGAGCAGTCTTTATTACCAAGGAAACCAACCTGGACGCGGCTGAGGCTCTCTTACTCCGCTCGCACTTCATGTTCTCGAAGCCGTTTGGGGGGGACCAGCCGCCGACAGGCGGCTGGGGGGCGACAGCCCCAGCATCATGCTCACTAGTGAAATCTTAAACTGTCGATGCCAGAGTACGAACAAGCCAGTATGACCGCCGCCGGCGGAGCCGGGGATGAAGAGAAGTCTTCCGCCTCCGAACTCGCGGCGGTAAAGTTGTGGACCCAACGTATCCTTGACGCGGAGCGTCATTGGGATAACGACTTTAAGCGTATGCGTCGCGACATGGACTTCATGGCCGGTTTCCAATGGGCTGGTCAGAAAGAGATGGACGAGGATCGCTACGTGGCCAACATGACCTTGAGGACGGTCAACCAGAAGGTCTCAGCTTTGTATGCTCGTGACCCGAAAGCGATTTCAAGGCGACGGAAGCGTCTTGACTACCAGATTTGGGACGGCAAGATTGAAAGTTTGCAACAGGCAATCATTGGTGCACAGCAAGGCGACATCGCTTCAATGGCCTTGGTAATGGACTACACTGAGGGGCGTCGCCAAAAGGATTTGGTAGATAAAGTCGGCCGGACCCTTGAGATATTGTATCAGTACATGTGCGACATCTGCGAACCAGGATTTAAGCGTCAAATGAAGAGTTTGGTCCGCCGCGTCGCCTGTGTCGGTGTCGGCTACGTGCGACTTAACTTTGAAAGGAACAATGAAAATGCCATCGGTGCCACGGATACCTCGACCAGTATCGTGGATTTGGTCCGCCGTGCTAAGACTATCATGTTGGATTTGGCGGAGGCGGAAATCACGATTGAGTCACCCCAGGTGCAAGAGTTGAAGCAATTGCTGTTGGCAATCCAGGCTTGTGAGCAATCAGGCGACACACAAGACATTACCGAAAAGCTGGTCTTCGATTTCCCTTGCCCGACCTCGATCATCGTTGATCCCCGCTGCCGCAGTTTGGATGGCTTCATCGGTGCAAACTGGATCGCAGAGAAAAGGTTGCTGCCTCTGAATGAAGTTAATGAGTTCTTCGAGACGAACATTCAGACAGGTGGCACCCTTGTCATGTATCGGGATGATGGGGAACAGCGTTCGGCGGAGCTTGCGGCTCCGACCGACCTTCCTGAGAAACAATTGGCGTGTCTCTGGGAGGTTTTCGACCATCGGACCAAGAGCACGTTCTTCCTTGTGAATGGCTATAAGGAATATGTGCAGAAGCCTCAATCGGTTTATCCATACATCAAAGGGTTCTGGCTGCATAAAGCTTTAACGTTCAACGACGTGGAGACGGAGTCTTCTGCCAAGTCGACGATCTTTCCCCCAAGCGATGTGCAATTGGTGCGTTCTGCACAAAAGGAGTGGAACAGAACACGGAATGCTCTCCGTAACCATAGATCGCAGAACGCACCGAAATATGTTACCGGCGCAGGATGGCTGACCGAAGCGGACAAGGAAAAGCTAGCGAACGCTAAGCCGGGCGAAGTGATCGAACTTCAAGGCGTCCCACCAGGGTCAGACGTTGGGAAGCTCTTAGCTCCCTTCATACATGCTCCGATTGATCCGACGATGTACGATTCAACGCCGCTTCAACAGGACATGCTCTTTGTTATAGGGAACCAAGAAGCCACGCAGCCTGCAAGCAATAAAGCGACAGCTACTGCTGCGTCGATCAATGAGCAGAGCAGGCAGCAAACAGTGAGTTCAAACGTCGACGATTTGGATGACTTTCTCTCGTCTCTGGCTGAATCAAGCGGACAAATCTTACTAAGGGAGGCGTCGGAAACCACTGTCCGCCGCGTGGTAGGCCCTGGTGCATTGTGGCCACCGCCTGGCCAGAACGAGGACTTTGCGAACGAGTTGTATCTTGATGTTGTGGCAGCGTCGTCGGGCCGTCCGAACCGTGCGGTGGAAATTGCTAACTTTACCCAGATCGCACCTATTATGCTGCAAGCTGGTACCAATCCACAATTTATTATCCGTGAAAGTCTCAAAAGATTGGATGATCGTCTTGATCCAGAAGAAGCATTTGCTAGTGGACCAGCCCCCAACGCACCGATGGGACCGCCAACTAGCAACGGAAGTGGTAAACCTTCAAGAGGTACAACCGCCCCAACATCGCAGGGACAACATCCTGCACAAACAACGCCTCGGCCTGCGTTAGCGGCCTAACATTATGCCAGAAGACACAGATACTCTCGACGCAGAAACGGACGTAGAAACTACGACCGATGTGGATTCGTCAACCACGAATGACGTTAAAGACAAGGACAAAGCCGCCCCGTCAGCGGACAAAGATGACAAAAAGACCTTGGCCGATGTTGTCAAAGATGTCGTCGCCAAGCACAAGTCGGACTCATCAGCCGACAAGGGAGAGAAAGTGGACGAAGAAAGCGACGCTCAGACAGAGCCTGACGCTGACAAGTCCGCTGAGAAGGACGAAGAAAAGGACACCACAGCAGATAAGAAAGATGAGGTTGCGTTGGATGAGAAGGACAAAACCCTTCCCTTCCATAGCCACCCTCGGTTCCGCGAGGTCATCAAAGAGCGAGCTACCTTTAAGCAGGAGGTTGAAAGCTTGAAGCCCGTTGCACAACGAGCGCAGGCTATCGACCAATACTGTCAGAAACATGGTATCTCCGACGAGGAGTTCAATTCGGCCATTCAGCTAACGGCCCTATTGCACACCGATCCGACGAAGGCACTCGATGCGCTTCGTGCCTACGTTGACACCCTTGAAGTATCGCTGGGCAATAAGCTGCCAGCAGACCTTCAGAAGGAGGTCGACGACGGCACTCTGTCCTTAGAGCGGGCGAAGGAACTTACCGATGCTCGCATTAGGAACCAAGGGTTGGAGCACACCTCGAAGAAGTCCGAAGCCCAGGTTGCGCAGGAAAGGTCCAACGCGATCACGACAGCGGTCAACTCCTGGGACAGCCAGAAGCGCGCTTCCGATACGGCGTACGACAAAAAGTACCCCCTTATCGAGAAAGCCTTTATTGCGCTGTGCTCGATGAACCCGCCTCGGAACCCTCAAGAAGCCGTTACCCTCGCGGAAAAGGCTTACGCAGAGGTTAATACTGCGATGTCCGCATTCGTCCCGAAGCCCCCTACCCGAAAGGTTTTGAAAACTAACGGCTCTGTCACAAAAGGTGTTATCGACATCAAGCCCGGTATGAACTTGAAAGAGGCACTCCCATTGATTGCTCGGAAGGTTCTGGCGGAGCATACTCGGTAGCACAAAGAAAGCAAAACATTGTATGGCACTCGGATTAGCAGTAGCTTCAGACATTGCAAATGCGGCCTTGACGTTCTACGTTCGAGGCGGCACGTTATTGCAAACAATGCAGGAGCGTCCCTTGCTCCGCATATTGGAAGCCGCGAAGGAGACATTTCCTGGTGGCAAAGACAACATTAACCTTCCCGTCCAGGGAGCGGTGATGTCCGACACGGCGGGATTCTTTGCAGGGTATACGGAAGATGACGCCTTCACGTTCACACAGGCTCAGAACATGCTTCGCGCCGCGTATCCGTGGAAAGAGCTGCACGCCGGTCTTATCATCTCTTGGACGGAGTTGAAGAAGGACGGGGTGACGGTCACAGATAGCATGAAGACGTCGGACCATTCCGAAGTGGAGCTGACGCGGCTCACGTCTATCCTTCAGAACAGGTTGCAGGATTATGGCGAATCGTGGGCACGTTCCATGAACAGCATGTTGTGGAATGATGGTAGCCAGGACGCGAAAGCGATTCCGGGAATGAAGTCGATCCTCACAGCCTCATCTGCCGTGGGCACAACCGGAGGATTGAACCGCGCAACGTACGCATGGTGGCGGCATCGGACCCTTGTGGGTGCCTCCGCTATTGCGCCGAGCGAAGCTAATCAGACGTTGTCGAAAAGGCTTCGCTCCGAACTTCGTCAGCTTCGGCGGTACCAAGGCAAGCCCAATCAGGCATTGGCTGGTAACGACTTCATCGAAGCTCTTGAAATGGAAGTGCAGTCCAAGGGTATCTACACCCAGGAAGGCTTTACCAACGAGGGTAAGACTGATCTCGGTATGGCGAAGATTCGTATGCGGGGGCTTGGCACCTTTGAGTACGACCCGTCGCTCGATGATGCAGGCCAGGCAAAGTATTGCTACATCTTCGACGACCGGCGGGTTAAGCTCCGTCCAATGGAACAGGAGGACAATAAAATTCTGACACCTGAAAGGCCGTATAACTATGCAGTGTTCCTGCGTAGCATGACCTATACAGGAGGACTTGTTTGTGACCAACTCAACGCCAACGGCGTGTACCAGGTTACCTAACCGCGTCCTGTTCATTTTCTGAACCCTACGAAAAGCATATGAAAAAGACAATTCTTGGATTGATCCTCTTCGGTGCGATATGGGCAGCATTCTCGTTGCTGTCCGGTCCCTACAACACGCAATCATTCATCAATGGCACAGCCGTTGTTATTGAACAACCCGCCTCCGCTACAGCCTTGTCGGTGTCGGGAACGTCAACGTCGATTAAGTATACGAACGACCTCAGCCAACTGATCACGGCAGGCACCAACGCAGCTGGTATCACCTACGGAGCGTGGGCTAGGCCGGTGGTAATCCGCTCGGATGCTATCGGGGCAGCGGCGGTTTACAGTATCAGCACCACCCTGGCGGCAGGAACCACGAATACGGTTACCTTCACGTTCCAGCGTTCTATCGACGGTTCGAACTTCGACGCGGGCTTCCCGTGGTCATTTACGACACCATCGGATCTTGGGCTTACCGGACAGACAATGATCACGAACATCCCGACGTGGCTGGTTGTCGGTGCGAGTCACCTCCGCTGTAGCAGCATCAGCTACGCTACCAATACTCACGGTTACACCAATGCCCTGACATCACTCAGGTTTAACGGTTTCGCACCCTAGGTGCGTACGGATCGGACCGATCTTGGTTTAACGTTGGTCCGATCCGTTAAATTTTCCCTTCACCTACCATAAATGTAAGAAATCGACGCAATGGCAATAAAAAGAACATGGTTTGCCCGACCTTGTGGCCGGGGTTCTGAGGGGAAAATTTAACGAAGAAAGGACAACGAAATGCAAATTGCTAACGTATGGCTTAAAATTGACAACACCGGCTCGAACATTCAACTGGAGACAATTACTCCAGCAGAAGCCGTCATCCTGAACGAGAACCATCAGACGAACGCTCGTGGTATCGCAGTGCATGATGTGGTAGTTGTGGGGGATGAGGAGCGCACTGGCGAAGCTGAAATCAATAGGCTTCGGGCTAAGTATCCGAACGCTAAGGACGCTAAGGGGACAATGCTAGCGGAAAAGCTGTATCCGGGAAAGAACCCCATACTGCCGCAGAAGTTTAGCGAGGTGGGGCTTGAGGTTACGCTTGCGCCGAAGCCATCGGTAGCGGCGGCAGTGAAGCCTGCGAATGTCGAACCCTTGAAGGCTGCTCCTGTGATGCCGAAATAACCTATGCCACGCGGAACTACATTAGCTACTGCCCTTCTACTGTTAAAGGCAGAGATTGGTTACAGCCTGACGGCAGGTGTCTCTGCTGCGGACGATCAGCAGCTTTATCGGTTGATCGACAACGAACAGAAGCGGCTTGCTGCCGATTACGACTGGCCATTTCTCGACAAATATGCAGACGTTGTCGCTACTGTTGGAAGCCGGAACCTCAACTTTCCGGGAACTAACGTTGTCCTCGAACGTCCCCTTCGAGTCGAACGCAAATTCAATACGTTGTGGCAAGAAATCAAACATGGGATCGAAGACTCCGACTACAATGTCTCTAACAGCGATGTGGGAGTCCAGCAAGACCCAATACAAAAGTGGCGCCTTAACAGCGATGGCTCAACGTTCGAAGTCTGGCCAATTCCTGCAACGGTACAGACTGTCCGCTTTCATGGCCAACGGCCCATTACGACGCTCTTGAATGCTGGCTCCTATGACTCAACGAAGGTTCTCGATCTTGACGATGTCCTCGTAGTCCTGTTCGTTGCTGCCAACCGTCTCATGCGAATGAAACAACAAGACGCACCTCTTATGTTGCAAAGAGCACAACAGAGGTTGCAGATGCTTCGTGTTAGTGGACCAGCTATATCAGAGCAACGGACCATTCTTGGTGGAGACGGTGATCGGAGAGATCGTCGCAATGTTGGTATGACAGTGATAGTTGCACCTTAATCATTCAAAAACTATGACACACTCCTTCACAACTCTTAACAGCTACTTCGTGCTAATACCAGGCTTCGCGGGACGAATCGGTAGCATGACTCTCCGTGCTCTCCGATGCAACAATGCGGGTGTCACGGACCGCTGGTTACAATGCCATTCGGGAGTGGCAATACCTGCTGACACGGCGGTACCAGTGCGGACACCATTGTACCTTCCTGCGAACTACATCTCAGAAGATACTCTCCTGGATGGGGGTGTCATAGCTGCCCCTGGGTTGGTGTTAGTTGTTAGCTCCACACGGGCTACCTTAACAAAGGACGTGGCTGCCACAGTAGACATCACTGCCGACGTCGACGAATACGAGCAAGCACCAACAGAGGCGACTGCCGTAGGGGATACTACTACAGGTGTCATTAGTCGTCAAATATGGGCCAGTTCCGCTGGCCCTAAGAGGTTGGTGCGGGTGGACTATAGCAATACTACCGGTGCTTCAATTTATGCCCAGGTGTTTGCTCGTGATTCCCTCATTGCGTCAATGCCATCGTTATCGGAGACCTTAGTTGCGGCTAACAGCTCTGTGAGTGTCTCCTTCGGTGGGGGACTGGTTCCGTATGAACAAACGTCCGCGTTTGTTGTTCACAAAGGATGTACGATTTGCTTTAGTACGACGGCTGGGGTCCTAACAGCGGTTGGAGGTGCTAGTGGTACCATTCGGGCATACTACCAATAAGGGTATGAAAAAGACTATTTTCGTATTGATGATTGTGTTTGTGTGTCGAGGGTGGGGAGCTGTTCCAGCACCATCGACGACGGTATACACGAGAGGGTTACTCATCACCACGAACTCGACAGAAGCCCGAACGTATCTTGGTGTTGGAGCTACCCAAACGAATACAACTATTATCGTAACGAATCTTACTGTCATAAACACGAACACCTTCAATGTGGGTAAGGGTGGACACTTGACGGTGTCGAACTCCTTCACTATTCTGACCAATGTTACGTTCAGCGTACAGAACCTTCCGCTTCCTGCGGTGTTGGTTGTGGGTACCAATGGTATTTTAACCAACGCAACGTTGAGTAACATAACACTAAGTAACGATGGTGTTCTTGCTGCTAGCGGGGATACGACGGGAACTAATATCGTTACGTTGACGATGGCTGGCACGAACGTCTCGTCAATGGACTTCAGTCTCGTCCAACGCGGTGGGATATTTAAGCTAGTGCTGACAGGAAATGCCTATGTTGGCGCTCCGGCAAATGTGGCTACGTCGCCATTCAGCAAGGCATGGATGCTAGTGCAACAACCCTCGACCGGAACGTGCTTGTTGCAATTCACCAACGGTCATTTTGCATGGCCTGAAGGGGTGTCGCCGGTGATGTCAACTAACGGTGGGGATGTAGCTTTGTTCGAGTTCGTTAGCGATGTTTTTACCAACTCCATTTTACACGGAGTCATGGTTCCGTTGTCAAAGCTTGCAACGAACATGTGATATGAGAGCACTATTCTTCATTGGACTGCTGTTCACACAGGTTAGCCACGCAGCGTTCTTCAACTCTTATGACTGGGAGAGCCGGAATTGGCACCAAATCACTCCGATGTCTGGTAATACCTACGTCGCCGGAACGAGGTGGATGCTTCAGACAAGGGCAGCAGGTTTGCGGAAGTCAATCATGCGAGCTAACCTGATGGCGGGTACAACGTTGGCGGCTGCGTTGAAGCCGATAGTGAACACTTATGGTGACGCAGTAGACGGAGAGACTGGCTCTGCTGGAACCTATTCGGAAGCCAATGGCGTTACCTATACACCAGCTGGATCAAGTATGATTTACACTGGCCTGAACCCGACGAGCATCCCACTCAACTCAGCTAGCATGGCCATTTACACGGGTGGCACGCCTGGGCAGAACGGCAACGTCGATATTGGCGCACAAACCTTTGCGTCGCTCAAATTCTTTAGCATGGTTACAGCATTCACTGGCAGTGGGCAGACGGCGAACGTTTGGACTAACTCTGGATCGCCGCTCAGCACGGATACTAATGGTACTGGCTGGTATATGGGCAGCCGGATTTCGACGGCGACTAACGGTGTTTCGATTTATCGTAATGGGGTTATGGTGGGGCGCTCAACGTTGATTGGAAGCTCGCAACCGAGCACGGCCGGGAGTGCTAGTCCGGGGTTGTATGTCCTCGGTCTCAACAATTCAGGGTCACCAATCCTGGCATCTAGCAGAGCCGGGCGCGGCTATCAGATTGGACAAGGTTTCAATGATGTGCAAGCCGGAGCGTCAGCTCGAATCTGGCACCGGTTTCAGGTAACGCTTGGGCGAGCGGTAGCGCCGTGATACGTTATGGGCCTGACAGAACTACGTACCAAACACCTACCTCACATTACTCCGGTAGTGTTGCTTTGCATAGCGTTCATGCTTGCCAACTCTTCCGGCCCGTTGTTAGTCTGGCTCGAACGTATGCAAGAGAAGGCCAAAACTAGTGGCCTTGATTGGTTTGACGCTTCGATGACAATAGTGTTTATGGGAGGGCTGTTCGGGAGCACGTTCCTTGCATTTCGGAGTCGTGTTTATACAGATTGGAGAAACGAACGTGACTTGCAGAAAAAGAAAGACTACGAGACAGACTTAATAAAGCAACAAAAGTTGGATGAGGAAGGCCGACTGAAGACTTTGGGATGAAAGATGTGCTAAAGAGATTCTGGCGCTCACGGGAAGGAGTAGTAGCCCATCCAGTGAGGGTGGAGGCATTAATCGTTGAGGACAAAAAAGACGAGGCGGACATTCTTAAGACATTGTTGGTACAGCAAGGTGCAGTGGTGACACTAGCTTACAGCATTGCCGAGGCTTTGGAGTGTTTGAAGACGATAAACATGTTCCAGTTGGTGTTTGTCGACCTTGGCCTTCCAGATGGGTCGGGGATTGAGGTAGTTAGGCTTGTGAAGGAACGACGTCGCATGAGTCATGTGATCGTGGTTTCTGGTGCGATTGAGAAGATACCGCTTGTGGTTAGCTACGGTTACATTGGAATCTTAGGGAAACCTTATACGGTTAACAGCGTTGGAGAAATTCTATGGAAACATCGGTTGCCTTGTGCTTACTAATATGAAAACAAACCTATTGTGCCTATTCGTAATGATGATGTTAGCTTCCTGTTCAGGGTGTTCTACTGCTCGGACGAACGCTTATAAAACACTGGCTATTACTGCTAACACTGTCGACGTTGCCCTTAAAGCCTATGCTGATGCACGGGTGGCTGGGAAGGTCTCTGATGATACTCATGCTAAGGTTTCTGAGATCAAGACTCGCTACGAGAAAGCTTTTCTCGCGGCGGCGACGGCGGCTCAGGCTAACCTTGAATCCCCGTCTCCAGCCGATTTGATTGCTGTCACCACTGAACTCTTAGAGATCGTCAACGTTGCGACCAAGAAATAATATGACCTGGGAACTTGCTATACCACTCATCGTCAAATACGGTGCCGAAGCTACTTGGCGTATCATCGAAGTGATTAAATCCTACCCCGATGGACCGACCAAAGAAGCCTTCGACGAGATCATCGCCATTTCACAGAAACCGTTGGCTGACTACATTCGTGAAGCTGAGGAAAGAGAGAAGCTGCGATAAGGTATGCTGCGAAGCCAACAGAGATTTGTTCTTATTGTAGACGACGATCATTACGTCGTCTCGGTATTCCGGCGCACCTTCGAAAGGCAGGAGGATTTCCTGTTGGATGTAGCAATGACGGTCGAACATGCCTTGCAGAAGATACGGGTGGTGCAGTACGATCTCATATTCCTAGATATGAAAATCGGTACCAACTACGCGGGAATGGAAGTCCTTCGGGAGTTGAATCGACAAGCGATTAAGTTGGAAGCGGATAGACTACAGACGCCGAACAGCTTAGTAATCATTATGACTTCTTCAATCCAGTTGCGAGAAGTGATGCCAGAGGCACATGAACTTGGGGTTGTGTGCTTTATGGACAAACCGGTACCTCTAGATGAGAAGTTCATTCGCAAAATCGTACACAGGGTAGGGCTTCCACTGCTGCCAAGAAGGAGTGGTGGGGGGAGCAGTCCACCGATACATTAAATGGCATACATCGTCATAGAGAACTTCAAGTTTGGCCTCGATGCGCGGAGGTCGGAGCTGACGTCTAAGCCAGGGACGTTGGTTAATCTTGAGAATGCCCACATTAACCAAGGTGGTGAGGTTGAGAAGAGGAAGGCTTTCATAAAGACTGACATTGTTAGTAGCATCAATCCATCACTAATCCCGAAAGGTTTCCAAGAAGGAGTTGATGGTATCTACGTTTTTGGTACCTTTGTCGATCCAGGAGGGTGGCCGTCGCCAATAAAGTATCAAGCACTCCTACGTAGCCCTCTTTCTATTGACAACACTTCTAGCATTGGAGCAGCCGCTGGGTTCACTAGAGTAGTGTTTTCGACTGTCTTTGCTGGCAAGATATTCGTCATTGCGGAGTTTGCTGATGGTTACTTTGGTTTCTATGATGGAGTGCAGATTACGGACTTCTCAAGTGGGTTGAAGCTAAATGCCATCACGCAGAATACTGGCCTCCTAAAGGACCTCCTAACCGCCATACAAGCGTCTGGTGTTTATACTGGCGATCAGCCGGTGTTGCAGCCACAGACTCTCAACGTCTACGGTCCTGATGGGTCGACATATACAGTATCTATAGTAGAGACTGCCGCTGCTGGTACCTTAACGTCAGCACTAGTTAATACTGGCATCCCTGGTAAGCAGGCTACTCAGGCGATCGGATCGTTCCAAATCATTGCTGGCACAGAGGCTGCGGGACATCAAATAACTCAGGTTACTGTCGGAGTGACAGACCTTCTCCCTGCCCTCGCCCCAGTGCCTTTTAATGATGGAGTCGAACAAACAGCCTCTGATGTTGTAGTGGCAATTAACGCTAATACTGGAACATCTGGCTATTCTGCTGTGGCAAACCAGGGAACAGTGATTATTTCTTCGGTAGCAACTGGAACTGGAAATAACGGTAAGGCTATAACAGTCACATCTGCAGTGGATGTCTGTATTGGTCAGTGTATATTTGCACTGGTCGGTACAGGTTTTAGCCTTGACTTTATTAACGCTAACGGTACGAACGTGCTTTCTGCTGTGATGAACTACCCCTTGATTCCTGGGCAGTCTATGTCGACGTTTGTTGCTTCAGTTAGAGATAACATTAACGCTGGAACAGGAACGCACGGGTTTCTCTCGGCGGCAGTGGGTAACTCCTTATACCTCTCTAAGGCTGTTACGGTTAGTACCGATGCTATAATCGCGGTCTCAGTAGGTGTTACTCCCACAACAGGTGGGACCGCTGTTATAGGAAACTTAGTGCCATTATTGGTTGGTGTTTCAACGAATCTCTTACCTGCATACTTTCTAAGTCAAGCTGGCCGCTTCGGGATAATCCATAGAATAGATATAACACCGGCGGTAACTGCCCTGGTGTCTAATGGAGTTCCTCCATACACGTATCAATGGTCCGCTCTTGAGCAGGGTATTAACCCTTTTAACCCTTCTGTGGTTCCAGATACTCCTAACAACGCTACCACGATATTTAGAATTTTTCGAAACTCTGGTAATGCTGGGGAGTTCTGGCATGGAACGTTGCACGCAGTCTGTACCGTGGTAGACTCTGTAGGAGCTACCTTTATTGGCCCTCAAGTGTCTATCGTAATATGACGACGCTGGATTTATCGTTGAACACTTCTGCTTCCACTATGAGTGGTGGGATAGCAGCCGTCGTTGGTGTGGGACAGCGGCAACTCTTTACTATTGGTGGCACTTGGGCCGTAGGTGATAAAGCTACGATAGTGTTCACACAAAACGTTTCTGGCACTCAAACACAAGTAGGTGCAGGGTACATTACAGGGATTGTTCCGGCTTATTGTTTTACGTTCAACGATAAGCTGTATTTGTTAGCTGGCTCTACGGTGTACTTTTCATCTATAGCACAGCCAACGGTGTTTAATGACCTTGATGCTGTGAATAATGGGTTTGTTTTGTTAACGAATCACTATGCTACACCAGAGAACCTTACTGCCATAGCTTCGTTCCAAGGAAGGCTGGTATTCTTCTCGCGGCAGGGGGTGCAGATATGGACCACACCGGCTGAACCATCGGCGTGGCAGTTGAACCAGGTGTTTGAGTACATCGGAACGAGGAGTCCCTTGTCTGTGAAGACAGTGGGTGATTTTGAGGTATTCTTCTTAGATGAAACGGGCATCCGCTCATTAAGGGTTCGTGATAACACCCTCAACGCCTTCTCCGAAGACCTTGGCTCCCCTATTGACGAGTTAGTCCAGGCCAAGCTGGTGGCATCATCCGACGCGCAGAAGAATGCGGCCTGTGCGGTTGTTGAACCATCCTCGAAGAGGTATTGGATCTTTATCAAGGACACTATCTATGTGTTCAGTAACTTCCTCTCGTCGAAGATCACGGCGTGGAGCAAGTATCTTCCTACCTATAGTAATGGAGGTGTACAGACGGCCTTTGTTCCAGAGAAGTTCGTGGTCTTCCAGGGACAAGTTTACTGCCGGGCAGATAACTCGATGTTTCGGTATGGTGGAAGCGATAATAACACCTACGACAACGCTGTGGCTACGGCGGAACTTCCCTATCTTGACGCCAAGACACCCTCGACAAGAAAGCTGGCGAAGGGCTTGGACGTCGCGATGACGGGAGCGTGGACGTTGACGGCCGGTATGGACCCTACTAGTGGACTTCTCGATACGATCTTTTCGGATTCTCTACCATCGTTCGACAAGGGGCATGTTCCTTATTCGAGTCAAGGTACCCACTTCAAACTAAAGGCCATCACAACAGGCGCAACAGCCGCCAAGATAAGTTCGCTGATCCTTAAGTATGACCTTGGCGAAGAAGAATAATGGACCGCATAGACAAAATAATGACCCGCATTCGGCAGGTGAAGCCTGCGGACATTCCTATCTTGGAGAAGTTAGCTGCTGCGGATAAACACGCACTGATTCTTCCAACACATGTAGTAGAGCGTAACTATCAGATGATCGGCTACCTGTCGATAGGAGTAGTTCCAACGGTGATAATTTGGCTCGACTCTGATAGAGCGAGTATCCGGGATAGTATGGCAGTGATGAATTTTTACGAGAACGCTATCACCGACCGAGGTGGTAGCCATGTGATCGTTCCGTGTAACGAGAAGAGTCCTTTTCGACCGTACATCGAAAATGTGGGTTACCTGGACCTTCAGGTAGGAATGTTTATCAAACAACTGTGACCAAAGAAGTTGTGAAAGGACTAACATGTGTGGTGGGAGTGATGCATCGGACGAGATTGCCAAGCAGCAGGCAAGTAGGCAAGCTCTTATACAACAGGGACTTGGTAGTATAAACCGAGCCTTCGCGGGGTTTGATCCCGCGTTCTACGACCGTCAGAGACAGGCTGTGCTTGCCGCACAGCTTCCTCTGGTGGGGGATCAGTTCCGTCAACAGAGGAACCAGTTGGTGTCCGGCCTTGCGGGACAGGGACTATTGAGGTCTTCTGCTGGAGCTGGTCTTGCGGGAGCGTTACAACGGGAGCTTGCGCAGCAACAGACGAATGTGTCGAATCAAGCGACACAAGCTGCTCAGAACCTTCAGCAACAAATCGGCAATCAGAAAGGGCAGTTGATCTCCCAGTTACAGCAGAGCGCGGACCCTACGTTAGCCGCTCAAAGGTCTGTGGAGGCGGCGACACAGTTCTCAGCACCAAGCCTCGTCCAGCCGCTTGGGAACCTATTCCAAAACTGGGCGAACATTTATTTGGCCGGTCGCGTTGGGCAGGTTTATAATCAAGGAAACCAACAGCAGCAGTCACCTCGAACGTTTTCATCATTTGGTAACAGTACAGCAGTATCTTATACCGTAAAATAAGGACTTCCTATGGGAATTGGAACCATTGCTGGATTAGCTTTGTCGGCGGCTGGAACCGCTGTCAGCATTGCCAATGCTAAAGCGACGCAGCGACGGATGAACGACATTGTGGGAGATCAAATCGGTGCGGCGGAGGGATTCCAGGCACAGGCCACTCCTGAGTTTCAACGGTCCTTAGGTGCTACTGGTGCGGAAGCTACCAAGCGAGCGTTAGCTATTGGAGAACAACAGGCTCTTAGAGAGTATGGGGAAGTGGCAGGACTACCGGCGACGGCTGCAAGTCCGATATTGTCGGATACATTAGTTAATGCTAGGACGCAGGCACGGATTGGACAGTCTCAGCAGGCACAGGCAGCCTTGCAAGGGTATAATAATGCTACCTTGCAGCAGATACTAGCTAACCAGAGAGCGCAACAAAACCTTGGCGTGATTTCTGGCATGGCTAGTAGCAGGTCGGCTATTACACCATTCCTCTTACAAGGTGCCCAACAGCAAGGCCAGAACCTTGCGGCGGTTGGGAGCCTGCTAGGCACTGCTGGATCATTGGCCGGTATTTACGGGCAGTTGTATCCTTACCTTAATCCTCCGCCAGCGACAGGGCAACCACCAGCCGGACGTCCGGGAGCAGGAAGCGAGTAATGTTATGAAACTAATCCCATTGAGGAACACATGGATGGCTACTATTTATTTACACGGTAAAGTAGTGCATTGTAAAACCTTTGAGAACTTCGAAGACGCCGTAGCCGCTAGAAAATGTTGGGAGAAGGAACTATTTGGAGAGTTCGCTTGTCAAAACCCAGAACGCCTTCCTACAAGACCAAGAGGCGTTGACTCTCTTACAGAGCCATCAGTGTCTCATCTTGAAGAGTTTTGCTAGAAGGAATTTTTTATGGCACTAATAAACTATAGCCCGTGGGCTGATGCGGCAAATGTGGGAAGTGGTTTAGGGGCTTCGTTGACGAACCTTCTAATCGAACTGCCGAAGATTCGTCAGCAGCAAGCACTTCTTCAGGCACATCAGCAACTTTACGGTGCGCAGGCAGGATTGTATCAAGCCGAAGCCGAACGCAATAGGGCGCAAATCCCGACGTATCAGGCACAAGTCGCTGCGGATACGGCGAGAGCAGGTACCTATAATGCAGAGAGGGACTTGTATTCTGCAAGAGCTAAAGAGATTGGTTCGGTAGAAATGGCAAAGGAACGGCTTGGTAACGCTCTCCGACAGATTCCGTCGACCTTAGCAGCGGGTGGTTCGATTGATCCGTTAATAGCTGACGTGGTGGACAATATGGCGAGGCTGCCTCACGCAGATAGGGCAAGCCTTGGCGAATCGTTGGCGCAGATGCTTGAAATGTCTAAGCCGAAGTTCCGCACTAACCTTGGACTTGGAAACAAGGGCGATCCGTTTAACGTTCCCGCTGGTGCGACAGCGATTGATCCCTCAGTGCAGCCAGGGCAGCCAGGACAGATAGTCTATCAGTCGCCAAGAACAACGGGATATGGACAAGACCTTGTAGACCCGGCAACTAAAGAAGTCATCGCGTCAGGGCGAGATAGACCTTTAGGTGATGCTATCCATAGCGGGGTATTTGGGGCTGCCGCAAGAGGTTACTTTGATCCTTTCGCAACGGACGCGAAGAAGAACGCTATCTTAGAAAGTATTCCTCAGTTCCTTCAAGCGTTACCGGGACAAGGAATGCCAACGAAGGCACCTCCGATGGTACCGGGACGGAAGCCAGCGCAGGGAGGCGCGGTGAACCCAAGATACAATCCTGCAACCGGTCAGGTGGAGAAGTACGACCCCGCGACGGGGAGATGGATTCCGCAATAGTGCGGTTCAGAAAATGAACAGGACGATAAGATATGCCGCAGACGATTGATATTCCCGACGTCGGGGCGATAGACTTCCCAGACGAGATGTCTCCCGAAGAGGTCGCTGCGACAGCAGGACGCCTCTTTAGCGAGGCAAAGAGCAACGCTGTTAGGCTTCAACGACCACATCCTTACACCAGCACAACAGTTGGTGGTCCACGCACTTCGTTGGTTCCCGCTTCCGTCGCCTTGGGTTCCCTTCTTCAAGAACAGCAAATGGCGGTACGTCCCGGCGACGAACCGCTTCCACTTCCTGAGCCGAGCCAAGCATTCATTGACCGCAATCCTGTTCTTGGATCGTTTCTTCAAAGGTCTTCTCAGATTGCTGGTGGCTTAGGTTCGAGGAACTCTTTATTGTCATTGCCTTTGTTTGCTGTTCCTTACGTTGGCCCTGGTTTAGCGTTAGGTCTCGGTGCGAAGGGTCTTGGAGCTGGGTTAGGGGAGGTCTTTTCCGGTCCTTCATTATCACAACCACTTGGCACGGGAGAAAGCGTTGGTGGAGGTTCTGCTGAAACCTTCGCAAACGCTTTAATGCTCGCAGTAGGGGGCCACCAAGCAAGGCGTCCGATTGCAGAAGCTACTCCGCAAGGTCAGGCAAGGTATGCTTTGATGGACGAGTTGGTAAAGGAGCCTACATTTGCTAGAACGGCTGATCCCCCGCCGCAACGACAGCTTGGTATGTCGTTGGCTAACATTTTGCAAGACCCGGATATAAGAGGGTTAGTAGAGAGGGTCTTACAGGAAACTACCCCTGCCGGACGAATCGTTAAGCCGGGTCAGCCACGTGCGTTAGGAGAGTTGCAAGAACTTGCGTATCCGGAAGAGCATGTGGCACCGTCGGAGGTTGGTCTTGTTGCAGGCGGTCCTGCAACGGCAAGGATAGAACGTCCTGGTGGCGGTGCGGCTCTTAGCGGCAAGATCAGTTTCGCCGCAGAAGCGCCGACAATGACTAGTGTTGTGCCGCAGCCGGAGCGGACGTTAAGCGAACAAGAACGACTAATGCAGCAATCCTTTGTTCCAGCGAAAGGAACCGCTGCGTTGGCAGAACAGAAAGGAGGACCGATTGGCAAGACAGCTAAACCTACCATTCAGCCTGGCGGAGCGCAAGGCGTGGGAAAACCGTCGGGCCTTGGAGTTAAGGCGGCGCAAGAACGTGCAGCAAGCGAGCGTGGGCAAACTGGTGCTATCCGACCGGAAGGATCAGAGAGGCGGCAAGCGGAGCTTTGGAACAACCTCTTAGAGAAAGTGAAAGGCCTGAAAGGAATGACAGGGCTGCCGGATGTAGTTCTGCCGCTTGACCCGGAAAGGATGACGGATCGCCCGGAAGGACTGGAAGGTGTGCGACGTTGGCCAGTCGGGGTAGAGGGGGTAGAGTCTTTACCAGGGTGGCCAATAGTGGTTCGGCATTTGAACGATGAGCAGCTTGCGGACATAGCCGGCAATGTTGAGGTCGCTTTGATTGATGCCGAGCGGTCAGGAAGTCCAGACGCAGTGGATTACCAACATATCTTCGGAAGGGTTACGAATGAGCTGAACCGACGCGGATTGCCGAATCCGAGTCGACCGGGCGGTTTTGGACCGAGCGAAGCCGAAGAACCGAAGCAACCAGGTATCACGATTCCGCAACCCGAAGAAGGGTGGGTTTCAGCCTTTGATCGACGGAAGAAAAGCCAAGAGGGTAGCTTTGTGCTTCCTGGACCAGAGCTGATGCGAACGGCGAGCGGGTTTAAGAAGACAGCAACTATCGCGGGACAGCAGCTTTTGAATAGGGTTAGGAATTTGTTGCACCCAGATGAGTTTAAGGCGTATGAGAATAGCGGACTGAGGACCTTTCTGGCCCGTCCTCGGTCGCCCGACGAGGTTGCGAAGTGGATGGAAGCGAATGGGCCGAAGGTTGACGTTCATGCGTATGGGATGGAAGGAGTGGTGAGTGAGGCGAAAAGAGAGTACGATAAGATGTCGCATGAGTGGTTGGATACTTTGGATGGAGGAAGTCGGGATACAGTAAAAAGAGCAGAGGGACTCTTTGCTAGAAATGAAGATGCAAAAGCGTACGCAGAACTGGCAAACATCGGAACACAAAACTATACTAAAGCTCACCGCTTCTTAGAGATAGGTCGGCAGATAAAAAACGAGCCTCGTGATACCTCCCCTCGCGCAACCTCCGCCTACGAGCATGTTTCTGCCTTCGACACACATCAGCCGATGCCTGAGTGGACGAAGAGCAAGAGTAGAAGGAATGTGCAGAGGGTGGATGTGGTGATACCGAGAACTACAGAAAAGCTAGGCGTAGATAAAGATGCTAGTAGCCAGATGTGGACGGATGAAGAACGTAAGCTAGCTAATGATTTGTGGACTCCGGATAAGGTTCACGAAAACCTTCCCAACACCCTCGGTTGGGCGATGATACAATATAAGACTGGTCCGAAAGGGGAAAAGATGGCGGTGATGGGAGAGGTGCAGAGTAGGTGGGGGCAGGAACGCAGGGAAGCTGTTAAAAGCATAGAAAACAAAGAGGGTGATAACCGAGGAACAAGAGCGTATCGTATTAACGAGGCAGCTAAAATACCAGACCACCCTCTCCTTCGCGACTACAACCGTCTCATTCTCAAAGCTGCGATTGACCAAGCGACTAAGGAAGGTGCAACGCATATCGTCCTACCCGATGAGAAGACGGCAATGATGAACGAGGGGCATGATCTTGACCCTCCTTCCTTTGTTAAGCCCTCTGCTGCGAATGTCCGTCTTGCAAAACAGCTTCTCGAAGGGAACGATCTCCATGGTCTCTATAAGACTGACTTAGAAAAGCTTGCGGAGGGTGAGGAGATTGAGGCTGCTTTTCCTGGTAAATGGCAAGGTCCTGGATTCGAGTTGGATAGAAAGGTTTCAGAGGAAGCCGGAATGCGTCTGAACTACGGCATTACCCTACCAAAGATAGCGGAGGAACTTACTGGTAGCAAAGGTGAGGAGGTCGACCTTGGTCAGCATAAGAACGCCTTTGACTACGAGGATGTAGGTACTGGAAGGCGGCGATTGTATCCAACAGAGGAAGAAGGCCGTTGGGTTTCAAAAATACGCAAAGACCTAATCTTCAAGAATCCGGACGAATCTTTCAAGACCTCCGTTACGGGACGCTCCTACGATCTTGCAAAGGTTAAGCAACGCACCGAGCCTTTCAAGCTGTTCGGCTCAGACAAGATGGAGAAACAAACCCCGGCGGGTCTGAGAATCAAGGAAGCTCAAGAACGTGGAGCACGGCAACGTGGTGAAACAGGGGCCATCTTTCCTGAAGGGTCTGAACGTAGATTTAGGAACCTTTACGAAGGCAAAGTTTGGTTTAATAACCTTCCAGAAGTTCTAAGAAGAAGCGTAAGACGTTTTCTAAACGAGTCTTATAGTAGTCCTGATGAAGCTATGACCACTATATGGAGAACGCAGTTTATTAACGATTTACCAAAGGGAGCCAACGTCGAAGAATGGACAAGTAAATTAGACGAATACGTTAACCTAGCGTTGGGAGAAAGGCA